CACGGTTACTCAATGATGGTTGTTGCTAACGGGTGGGATGAGCACATGGGACGTATATCATTTGTATGGGATCCTACCATACTTTGGTATGGGTCCTTTTCCCTTGATGCTTCGGCTGGTAAACGTCCAGGACCAACCATTAAAAAACATGATAATGGGGTTGAGATAATTGATACTCCCAACGGTAAAAAACAGGAGCAAATGCGGTATGCTATGAGCGAAATTTTGCGCATGGTTGATGAATATCGTGAAGAAGGCACAATGACTATTCGCGATAATTATGCTACTATTGTTGCTAAGATCGAGCGTTTTTCTGCTTTTGGCTGTAAGTCAGCTGAAGACTATTATGCCAAAAGTATGAAGTGTAGAGAGTATTTCATCTTATTTCTTACTGTTATGCTTGTTGCTTATATTATACATGGTGATCGACAAAAGTTTGAACGTGGAAAATTTATTAAAGTTGGAATGAAATGGGCGCATGGTGGAGCGATGAAATTTGCATCTGACATATCTTGTAAGTTCATGGATGGAATAATCCTTGGAGATCTTGATATTGATGGTTATGACACTCGTGTTCATAGAGTTTTTCTTGAATTGTATTGTGCTCATTCACGATATTATATAGCTGATGACTCTCCTGACCTTGATCTTTTTTTGGCTTTTCTTAAAATTAATATAGAGAATCTTACAGTTAAAAATACTCTTTTGTTTGGTCGTATATGGCGTATTATAATTGGCACTATGCCTAGTGGAGCATTTGAAACATCTCATGGTAATTCGTGGATTTTTACTTTATTATGGTTTTGTTTTTTGGCTCATCAAATGTCTCTTCATCCTGAAAAAGCCGATCGATTATATGATCTTGTGTTCTTATATGAATTGATTATGGCTATTTATGGTGATGATAGTGTTTTTGTAACCCATGAATCTGTATACGATGTATTTAACATTTGGCTTTTTGTTGTTTGGTTACTTGAAGCTTGGGGCGTCGTTGCTCGTGATGTTCGTGATCATGTCCCATTATTATCGATACCCTCTGATGACGGGAATGTTAGTGTTAAAGGCGTTGTATTTCTTAAAAGATGTTTAATACAGAGACCTTCATCTTGGCCAACTTATTTACCTGCTATACTCCCATATAAATTATGGGATGATACATGGTTGAAGTTAATTTGGGGAAATGCTGAGAGAGCTAATTTGGTTGATCTTGCTATTGCTTCTATTGGTTTAGCTTGGGATTCTATGGGAACTAATCCGCGCATTTTTGATTTTTGTAGACGTATGCATGCATATGCCTTTATGGCTGGTGGTTTTAAATCTAATGAACATGTATTAAATGCTTATCTTACGTCAGTTGCTGAATCTGATGGAAATCTTGATAAATTGCTTCGAAAAATGAATATTAAAGTTGAGCATATAGCTAGAGGTTTTCCTACTATGGATGATCTTATGGAGTTACACACGTATGATGAAGCTTATATTCATTTTCAGCCTGTTTTTAGGCGATATGTTACAACTGCTGTCCGGAATTATTCACCTGTCTGGTTTAATTAAAAAAAAAAAAAAAAAAAAAAAAAAAAAAAAAAAAAAAAAAAAA